TATCTATGTAGTAAGTGCCGAGCTCACAAAGATGCGCGAAACCGTTATAAAGGATTTTGTAACCATTATGAGTGAAGCTGGTATATTTAATCAGGATAATTTTCTAGCAGGAACTTTATACAAATATCCAAACGGCTCAACGATAAAGTTTTTAGGATTAGATAAAGAAGATGTTGGTAAAGGTTTACGCTCTCATGTTGTTTACTTCAATGAGGTTAACAAAGTTAATCAGGAAACGTTTAGGCAAATGGCTTCGAGGTCTGATAAGATTTATTTAGATTACAACCCCGATGCTGAATTTTATGTCGATACCGATATACTACCACGCCCCGACTGCGACTTTGTACAATTGACATTTAAAGACAATGAACAACTAAAAGAGGGGGAAAGAGATGAGATTTTAAACTATTACAATCAAGGGTATAATTTAGACGGTACAGTTAAAAATAAGTATTGGGCTAACTTATGGCAGGTTTACGGTTTAGGAAACATAGGTAATTTAATCGGTGTTATATTTGAAAATTGGAATGAAGTTGATGAGATACCAAAAGAAGCTGAGTTTATAGCCTATGGTATGGACTTTGGCTTTACGAATGACCCAACCACATTAACAGCCGTTTACAGATATAATAGTGAGTTGTATTTAGACGAATTACTTTATAAGACTAAGCTAACCAATAGCGATATAATCCTAGAGTTTGAAAAGTTAGGCATACAAAAACATCAAATGATAGTAGCGGATAGTGCAGAGCCTAAAAGTATTGAAGACATTAGAAGGGCTGGCTATCGAATTGAGGGGGCTAAAAAAGGTAGCGATAGTATTAAGAATGGATTAGACACTTTACTAAGGCATCCTATCAATGTAACTAAACGTTCTACTAATCTTAAAACCGAGTTAAGGACTTATCGTTGGGCTACTGACAAGGATGGCAAACAAACAAATGTCCCAGAAGCAGGAAACGATCACGCTATTGATGGTGTTCGTTACGTAGCTTTAAACCGCCTTAAAAAATCAACATTCATTGTACATTAGTTGTAAAAATTAAATTTAATTGTATATATAGGTATGAAAGTACCTAAGCGTTACGAAGATTTAACTGTGTCACAATTTCAAGAACTTGAGGCACTTAAAACTAATTCGGCATTATCAAAAGAAAATAAAAGCGATAAAAGACTTTCTATTTTATCGGGCGAAAAATTAGGCGTGATTCAATCTTTAAGCTCTAAAGAAAAATACGAAATATTATTGGACTCAATTTTTTTAATAGAGCCTTTAAAAGAAATTCAATGCCGTGATTCTTTTTGGATTGGATTTAAGAAATTCAAATACATTAAAGAGATTAGTGACTACACAACGGCTCAGCAAATAGATGTTAGTAACATTCTCAAAGCTAACAAAGGAGATTACATTAAATGTCTGCCTGAATTAATGGCGTTATCTCACAAAGAATTAACCCTATTTGGTTGGAAGTACAAGCAGGAAAATCATCAAAAGAATGTTGAGTTGTTCAAGAAAAGTAAATTAAAAGATTCGTTTGGGGCTGTTTTTTTTTATTCAAAATCATTCAAACGTTACGCAAAAATTATAGCGGATTGTTTACAGAAACAAAACGAACTAATACAAGCGCACATGAAGACTATGACGGAAGACAAAGAGTTTCAGACTTTCTTGAAAACTGGGGGTGGGAATATTCTGTAAGCCTTTGCGTTGCAGATAGCGGAATAACCGAAGATGAAATATACAATTGGAGTATAATTAGATTTTATAATAAGTTAGCTTTCTTAAAGGATAAAGGAAAATTTGAAATAGCATTAAATGGGTCTAAATGAAAAAATAAAAGAGCTTTTAAATGAATTTAATACTAAATTGCTAGTTGACACTAGGGCAAATATTAGATTAAAATTAGATGAACGTGCCCCATCTGGAAGTAAGTTTAAAGGCAAAGAAAGTAGATTAGAAGCTAGTGTAAAAGCCCCTCCAGCTATTTTTGACAAAGGAATGATTAAGTCAAAATTAACAATGAATGACTATTGGGCAGTTGTTAATGATGGCAGAAAGGCTAGTAATGTAAGTGAGGAAGGTCAAGCTAAGATAGCTGAATGGAGTGCAACAAGGGGACTAGCTGAAAAAATAAGAATTAGTGATTTAGAAAAAAGAAAACAAAAACAAAAACTATCAGAGCGTAAAAACTTAAAAACTTTAAAGAAGATGCCGTTTGATAGGGCAAAGAAAGCAGCAGGTTATTTAGTTGCTAGGTCTTTAAAGAAAAAGAGTTTAGAGCCTACTCATTTTTTTGATGAAGTAATTAACGACGGTAGGTTAAAGGAATTAGAAGAAAAATTATCTGAAATTTTAAAATCAGAATTAATAATTAATATTAGTAAATAGAATGGCATTAACTTATTATTCATCACCTCAAGCATATACACCTGCATATAACGACCAAACAATAGTTTATAGCTCTAATCAAGTTGCTGTTACTGATTTCAAGTATATTGTTGAGGTTCAAGTAAACGGTGGTACTATTTTTTCAAATGATATATTGCCACGCCCTGACGGATACTTAGTTTACGACCCTCGTGAAATTGTACAAAATTATATAACTAGAGATTACTTTAACCCGACAAGCGTTACTTGTTTATATGCAAATGGAAAGAGTTGTAGTGTTGTGGTAACTGTTAAAGAGTATTACAGCGGGGCAGTTCAAACAACCAGTAATGTTAGTTACATAGCGTTTGACGCTTGTTTGAATGATGATGATTTTAGAACTTATAATTATCTTAACTACGTTTCAGCATCTACGAATGTTAAGCTACTAAGCTCGGTTAATTTAGAATACAACGATCCTGAAATATTAGCAGACGTTAAGAATGATATTTGGATTCATTTTTTCAGAAACAATTGTACGTCAATAAGACTAAGGGTTTATAACCAATTAGCAGTATTGCAAGGTACAATTACACTATCTATTCCAACTACTAATAATTTTATTTACTATGCTAATATTGGATATAAGACATTAGTATCTAATGGTTACACTCCTTTAGATGGGTGGTATGTTGAGGTAGCTATTTTAAACTCAACTACAGTATACTACTCAAGCACTTATACATTTACTGATTTGCATACAAAGTACGATAAGTACACGGTGCAATACTTGAAACGAAATGGAAACATTCAAAGGTTTAATTTTGAAATGATAAGTTCTATTACTTTGAACAAAAAAGATAATACTGTAAGACTTAATCCTAATAGATTGAATAGTGGCACATACAGTAGTAATACTTGGGATGCAGAGGTAAAAACAGTTAGCACAAAATCAACAAAACAAATTGTTTTAAATACTAATTGGATTACGCCTGAACAATTAGATGCTTTAGAAGAGCTTTGGGATAGCCCTGTTAAATGGATTATTGACAGTAATAACGTTTATAAATCATTTACATTAACCGACTCAAGTATGTCGATGAATAAAGGCTTTACAGACCCTTTAATTAGTATGAAAATTACTTGTGAATATGATGTTCAAGAAACTAGACAAAGAGGTTTATAATGGTATCAACTAGGTTAGAAATATACAACGCAGATGGGACAGGCTTACAAACTCAACCCTTTAATGATAATATACCAGTATCAATTAATTTTAATATAGCGGACGTTCGTGACCCTAGTGCTCGTAAAGCATCTAGGAGTTTAACCATTTCAATTGATGCTACAAACGAAATTAATAAATGCTTTGAAAATATTTTTGAGGTAAACATTTCGACACAGTATTTTAATAAGAATTTAAAAACGCCTTGTAAATACTTCGTAAATGAAATTCTAAATTTTGAAGGTAGCTTACAACTAATGAAAATATTAGTCAATCCAAGTGGGCGTGTAAGTTACGAATGTTCTATAATTGGAGAAACTGGAAATGTTTTTATATCAATTGGCGAAAAACTAATAACTGGGAATCCTGACAGCAACGATGATTTAGATTTTAGTGATTATGATCATGATTACACTAGAGCTAATCAAATATCGACACGTTCTAATTATGGCACAGGCGAAGGAGTTTTATACCCATTCATTGACAAAGGAAGCAATGGAGGCTCGGACGTGTCGTGGCGAACGTCTGACTTTTTGCCGTGTTTGCATTTAAGAGAGTATATCGAAAAGATTATAACAAAGGCTGGTTACACATTCACTAGCTCTTTTTTAGACAGCGCCGAATTTAAGAAGTATATCATTTATCCTAACTTAATTAATATAGCTTTAGATCAAACGCAATTAGACAATAGACAGTTTTATTGTGGTTTAAATGCTAATAGTGTTAGAGCTACTAGTGGATGGACAACTGTTGGCTATCCTAATGAAACTAGCGGCGACGGATTCTTTGATGCTGGTTCTCAAGTAGCAGTGGGTCACGCTATAATTAATGATAGTGGCTATTATAATTTAGCGGCGGCTGATTACTACAAAATTAGTTTTACACATACAGACCCAAGTGTAACTAAAGCTAATTTATATTACCAAAGCGGTAAACGCATAAGAAAATCAGGCGATGGCGGAGTAGGTTGGTTTAATATATCCGCTGAAAATTTTGTCAACTATCCCCCATCTGTCTATATTAATATATCGACTAATTACTTTTGGACTAATCAAGTTGCAACTGGTGAAATATTTTTATCCGCTGGTGATTACGTTGAAGCTCAAAGTTATTTGAGATTAGTTAATAACATAACATATTTTGATGCTTCAAACGTTGTGGTTACAACTGGCACAGGCGCAGTAACAATTGAATTAGTTAGTGGAGCTGGCAAAACTTCTTTTTACGCATTAGCTACAAAAAAGGAGATAGTCGAAGGTAACACGTTATACGTTAATAACGCTCTGCCTACTAAAATTAAGCAAAAGGATTTATTAATGTCAGTTATAAAGGCGTTTAATCTTTACTTTGATTTAGACCCTGATAATAAAAATAATTTAATTATAGAGCCGTTTGATGAATTTTATAATACTTTGCCTGTATTGAATTACGAAGGGAAAACTGATGAAGACAAAGAAAAGGTAATTAACGTTAATGTTTTAGATTGCAAACGTTATATTTTTTCTTATAAAGAAGACAAGGACAAATACAATGAGTTGTATAAGAGTAAATGGGGTGAGGTATTTGGAACTGAAAGAATTGAAAATGAAAATGATTTTAGTACGAATGAAAAAAAGACTGAGTTAATTTTTAGCCCAACCCCTAATGTTGCTAACTACGGGCTAGGAATAGCTCACCCTAGAATTTACAAAGAAGAGCAAAGCGGGGGGTCTGTAATTAAGAAACCTATCATTCCTAACATTAGATTGCTTATATGCGGCGGTGTTAAGCAAACAGTAAATCCATACACTTATAAAGACTTTGGCAATGCTGACATAGTTACAAGTGATTACTTATATGCTGGTCACATGGATGACGCTCTTAATCCTACTATTGATTTGAATTTCGGCTTACCAAAAGAATTATTTTATAACTATATAAATACTTTTATGGTTACAAATAATCTTTATAACCGTTTTCAAAAATATTATATTGAAACTTTAACTAATAGAAATTCGAGATTTGAAAGTAAATACCTTTGGCTTAATTCAAAGGACATCAATGAGTTTAATTTTAGAAGAAAAATATTTAACGATAATGCTTATTGGATTGTAAATAAATTAGAGAATTACTCACCGATAAATGAAACGTCAACTAAAGCAGAATTAATTAAATTATTTAAAGCTGAGATTTTTACGCCTCAGTCTATTAATATTGTTGAAACTACATTTACTGCACATGGTGCTGAAACTTACTTAGCAAGACAAAACACGAGTTTAAACGTTGGTAAGAATGTTGTTAATTTAGGAGAAAATTGTTTAGCTGTTGGAGAAAATATTTATATCCCCGAAAGTTGCTCAAACGTTACGGTAACAGGGAAAAACATAACAGTAGCAGAAAATGTAAGTAATGTAAGTGTAATTAATTCAAATGATGTTAATGTAACCACTAGCAATTACAACATAGTTAATGGGGTAACTTCACAAACAAATGTTTTATTTATTCAAACAGCAAATAAAACGGTAACTAATACAACTACTGAAACTTCATTGATAGGTACTGGATTAGGAAGTGTGACTATCCCAGCTAGTAGCTTAAACGTTGGGGATGTAATTAGAATAAAAATCAAAGGAGTTTATGCAGCTATATTTGTTTTTCCCGATGTAGTTGGTTATTTTAAAACTAGATTCAAAATTAACGGAACTACTTTAGAAACAAATACGTGTAATGGAATTATAGATACAGCCCCCGATTTGAGAGATTTTGAAATTGAAGCACTACTAACAGTTAGAACAGTTGGTGCTAGTGGAACTTTTATGTCGCACGGAACAATCAATTACACTAAACTAGACGCAGCTAATACTTTTTATAAACTATCCGAATCACTTTGTTTAACTGCAAGTACAAGCCCTATAAATACAACTATAGCTAATACATTAGATTTTACAATGGAATTAGAATATTCTAATGCTAATACTGGCGTTATTGTTACTGAATGTTTAATTGAAAAAATAAGAATATGAAGAAAAAAATAGAATTTATTGAATCACTAATCAATGACAAACAAAGTCAATTAGTTATAGATGGGCTAATGTGTATTCAAATGTGCGTGGACATTGCAGCAACTAATAATATTGATTTAATAAAAGAATTGGAAAATGGCAGAGGATAAAAAGGTAGCTATAGAAGTCGAAGTAAAAGGTAGTGAGCAGTCTATTGAATCAATGAAGGATTTGAAGGCTGCTATTAAAGCGGCTAAAGATGAACAACTAAAAGCTGCATCTGCTTTTGGTGAAGGGTCAGACGAATTTTTAAAAGCATCAAAAAAAGTTTCACAATTAAAAGACAGAGTAGACGACTTAAACGATTCTACAAAATCTTTAAAGGGAAGCGGAATAGAAAGAGCTAGTGAGGGGTTTAATCAATTAGGCGAAGGTTTACGTAATTTAGATTTTGATAAAGTAAAAGTAGGATTAACGGCAATGAGAACGGCATTAGCTGCCGTAGGTATTGGGTTAATAGTTCAATTAGTTTCCTACTTAATAGAAAACTTTGACGAATTAAGCCAAGGAACAGGAATACTAGCTAAAGTATTACAAGGCGTTGGTAAAATCATTACATACGTTACCGATGAAATAACAAAGTTTACCGATGCAATTGGTTTATCAAATAGTGCTTTGGATAAACAAGGCGAAGCTACTGTTGAAAATGCGAATAAATCAAAAGAGGCACTAGCTGGGCAAACAGCCGAATACGATAGACAAATAGCAGTTGCAAAAGCTAGTGGTAAAAGTGCTATTGATTTAGAGATAGCAAAACAACAAGCTATAATTGAAACAAACAAAGCATTAGTTGAGCAAACAATTGCATACGTCAAACAAGGCGGTGTTTTAAATGATGAACAAAATAAACTATTAACTGGACAATTAGAAGCTATACAAAATGCAGTTGCTCAACAAAACGTAATTACTTTAACGGCTGAGAAAGAAAAGAATGATAAGCTACTAGCACAACAAAAAGAATACAATGCTAAAAAGAAAGCCGAAGATGATATATTAAAAGCCGAAGCAGACGCAGCATGGGCAGCATGGCTTCAATCTCAAGCAGACGAAAAAGCCGCAGCTGAAACGGCTAAGATGCAAGAAGAACAGGCTCAACTAGATTTAGAGGCTAAACAAGCGGAGCAGGATAGATTAATGTATGAAGGTATCGCATTAAGAAACCAAGAATCTTTAGACCGACTAAGTAAACAAAAAGAAGAAGCCGCTAAAAAAGATGCTGAGAATGAAGCGATGTGGAGAAACAACTCTTTAAACGCTGCCCAATCTTTAAATAGCTCTTTGCAATCTTTATCAGATAGCTATTTCTTTTTCAAAACTAAGAACTTGCAAAAAGGTAGCGCAGAGGAATTAAAACAGGCAAAGAAACAATTTGATATTAATAAAGGGCTATCAATTGCATCTGCTACTATTAGTGGTATTCAAGGGGTTGTTAATGCTTTGTCAGCTCAATCTGTTATTCCTGAGCCGTTTGGGTCAATTTTAAAAGGTGTTACGGCGGTTGCCGTTGGAGCTAGTGCTGCTGCTAACATAGCTAAGATAGCGTCAAGTAAATTCGATGCTGGTGGTGGCGGTGGTGGTGCTGCCGTTGCCTCAGTTCCCGTTCCTGCACCTCCAACGATTAATATACCAACGGCTAATACCAA